CGTACCAATAGCTAAAGTGTCCTTAGAACGTCCTATATGAATGTTACTACCTATTTTTTTAGAAGTTGATGTAGCTGTAGATTCAATTATAGATTCTGTGGAAGTAAATGCTCTGCACGATCCTGTTTGATTGTCGTAAGTGTATCCGTAAGCCTCGCATGTTTGTTGATTAGCCGCAATATTATTATTTGTTCCGTCTGTAAATAACACTACTCCAGATCTTAATGTTGTGTATGGTTTTATTTTATATCCTCTTTTATACATTATGGTAATAATATTAATTCTACTTTACTTAATTTACCAGGTTTGTAATCTATTTTGTTAGCCCTATATAACCTGTTTTTAATTGTTATCTTATCATTAAAGTTAAAAGTATTTAATTCTCTTGAAGTTAGATTAACATGCACTGTAACTATTCTTGTGTCTGGATGATAAACTTCGTCATAATAAGGACTCCAATATGTATTAAATAAATTATGCGTTGGTACTCCCAAACTCGGTGGAGCAATGCAATGTCCAATCATTTGGTGTGTGCCAAAATTCAAATCTAAATCTGTTACTGCTGCTGGGTGTCCTTGTAAAGTTGAGAATAAACCAAATGTGGATTGGTCTTCACCAAACAAACCATTTGCTCCAGGTATTCTATATGTATCTGGGGCAACTGATATTCTTCCCCCTGTTCCTGTTGGATCAGATGAAAATGTAGCGTCATAAAGTATTCGTGGATTGTTGTCTATAGAATCGGTTACTCCTTCTTCTAAGCTTCCATTACATATATGCGGCACTGTTAATACTTGATTAAAGTCATCTAACACCGGCACCATCATAGTAGGACTAAAAACTTTTAATTGTATTTTTTGCGTGCCTGTTGCCATCGCAAAATCTCCAGCTTCAATTTTGAAGCTTCCTAACGTCAAACCTGTAGAAGATGTATATACTTTGTTCGCATAATCTTTTGGCTTCTTATAATCAAATGTTACAGTTTCTTTTAATTTTAGAGGTTTAATTTGCATTTGACCAACATCTACTTTGCCTGTCCAATCATGTTCCGCAATATCTATATATGAACTAGATCCTGTTATGAAAACATCTTCGTATGGTTCAATGATTAAATTATTAGCGTTTTTAGGATCCTGTAGTGTTACTAAATTAAACATTGTCATAATGTCTTTAATTAGATCCCACTGTTTAATTTTTCCTCTTTTGCTTAATAAAATACTAGAAGTTATATTTGGTGTAGTTTGCACCGCTACAATAACAGTAGCTCCTGGAAATGTTGTGCCGTAAGTTAGATAGCCTTGATATACATTTGATGAAGTTGTTTTAGCTTGTATTTCTATTGTATCATTTGCATCTAAATTCCAAACAACACCTACATTAAAAGCTGCATAAAGATTATTTTGAGCGGTAAGTGTTTGTGTGTATTGATTCACAATAGCTCCAGTTGAGTCTTTATGCACAATACGACAAGTAATAGTTGCATTACTACCGCTTGTATTTCCAATTAAAAAATCTCCATTTATAACGTAAGTAGTCGTTGTCGTTGTGCATGTGAATTTACTATGAACTGTGCTCCACCCTAAATCTGTTAAAGCTTGCGGCACGTTTGCACCACTAACACTTGTGCTGTTCATTTTAAGATTTGTGTATGAAGATCCTATAGTATTTACCGCGCTAGCGTCATACCAATAATATGCGTCTACATTGTCTTCCGCCCTTAACGGCTTTGTTTCTTTACCCCAATTAAAGTCCATAAACAACCTCTTAAATTGAGCTGTATTAATAAAATCGCTTTGATAACTAAAGCCCGCTTCTGAAAATATTCTATCCCACAGGTATTTAATTTGTATCCAAGGTCTAAAAGCGTCTGGTAATTCACTAATAACAGGAGCAAGTAAAGGTCCAGAGCTTCCGTCTGACTGATATATGTCTGGGCTCCAACGGCAAAATGGATATTTTAATACATTTGTAGTAGTTTCAGTTGGAAATACTGTATATGTTAAAGACCCTGTATAACCAGATGTCGGTGGTGTTATTTCTAAAGATCCATCCCAAGAATCTTTAATTGAATTTTTATTATATGGATGTTCTAATTCTGATAAACCATGACCACCCCCAAATTGACCACCGTCAAAATCATTTAACGTCTTTTTAGATAATATTTTTTTTAACGAAACGACATCACTAAATAAATTTACATTATAAGATACAATTCCGTCTTTCTCTTTTACTGCAATTAATTTTAGATAACCGTCAAATATTGTTAAACTATCTTCTTTCAAAATAGCTTTCGTCATTTTATATGGGTTGAAAGCAAAGCCGTCTTCTTTTACCGATCTTGTTACATCAAATAAAGTGCTAAATATTATATTGTTGTTTTTTGTTGAAGGTAAATTAAAAGCTTTAGAGTATGATTGTGGTTTCTCCCCTACGTTTTTGAAATTATCTATTGATAATGTAACAGGCACTGAATTAGCGTCCATTAAATCAACTAAAACTTGTCCGTCATGCACTCTGCTTAATAATTCTGGTGCAGTTTCTTCTGATTCCCTTACAGATACTTCTGTGATTTTTAAGTCTTGCGTATCTGCTGCATGATAATCTAACAATAAATACTCCTCTGTGTTTTGCGCAGTAAAGGTATAAGTTAAAAGTCCTGTAATATCAACGCTTGTCCAAGCTGCAACGGCATTCTCTGGTATGTGCCAATAATTTGTTCCACCTGAATTAAACGTTCCAAAATTATAAATGTTACCAATATAAAAATAACCTGTGCCTGTATTATGAAGCTTAACTGATACCGTATAATCATGACCTACTGTTAGTCCGTCTATCATTTGATAAACTCCTGTTGAAGATCCTCCTACTCCTTGTAATACTAAGGCAACATTTAAGTTTCCTATATTCTGAAATGTAGGTTTTGTGGTCGCTGTATTACCGACTCCGTTGGTATGAAACGCTTGCCATAACCCATTAGGTAAATATTGACTTACCGCAGAAAAAGATGGTTGATTACCACTAATTGGATAAGATGTTCCAAAACTAGATCCGCTAAACAAAGCGGTTAAAAAGAAATTTGGATCATTTACTAAATTAGGAGCAACAGGTGTTGATACATAACTAAATTGTCCTGTAGTATTATATTGTGGATATATTGATAATTGTAATGCCATTATGATCTATGTGCACGTTTAGGTTTTGATTTTTCTATTTCTATTGAATACTGTATAAGCTTATCATTAGCTTTGGTTTTTTTAACGTATTGTGTTGATGTTATTGTAACAGGTTCTACATACTTTCTGCCGTAGCCCATAATATCGTCAGCGCTGTCTTGATTTAATATATATACGTCATGTGTTAAAAATAATTCTTGCAACCACGTTGCTTCTTCTTCTGTTATATAATCTGTATTCAATGTAATGGTTTCTGTTGAAGCGCTTTGAACAATTTTAGTACCCCCTTTATGACCAAAAGCTCTATATGTTTTTTCGTTCCACGTTCCATAATTTTGGTGGTATGTGCTTGGTTTTTTGTCTAATGTTCTTGTAGATTTCTTTGTAAAATTATAGTAATCCCAAGTTCCCCATTTATTTACCCAACATAGCCTTATAGTTTCAAACCCTTTACAATCATCAAATTGTTGGTGTATTACATATTTCTTAGAAATTTGATTACCCGCGCTGTCTCTGATATAAAATTCGTAGTGATCCCAATTAGCAGGTAAAGTGACTCCAGTGTTAGTTAAATTTGCTGGACCTATTCCCCTGTATATTATATGTGTTTTACTCAAACCATTATGTCCATAATAACCACCATTGGATCCAGTATTAGAATAAATTAAAGCAGATCCTGCTGTAGATTGATTGTAATAAAATTGAATATGAATAGTGCTAACTGACTGGAAGCTTCCTGATAATGCCATATCAAAACTACTGTTATCTTCTCTTATATTGTTAAACATTGCTATTGTCATATAATCATTTAGCCTAGCATATTGTTTGACTGGAGCGTTTGTTAATAATGAATCGTTTGTATTTTGATTAATTAAATTTACTCCGTCTAAATTATAACCAAAATCAGCACCATGATAATTAAGAGTATCTGAATGATCTAAATAACCATTAAATATAATGTAGTCCGCAGACCTTAATTTCATGCTTTCATCTACAACTACAGGATCTGAAATAGTATCTGCATATTCTGTGTAAAATTCTACCGTAAAATATCTAACCGCATTTTGATTACAACTCCAATCGTCTATTAAATGTATGTCGTGTGGTTTATTATCTGAATAATCTGTTCCTTTGAATGAAGATGTATTACTACTTCCTGACAAACCTATACCCCCTCCTAAATAATCTACATTAACATAATTATCTAAAACTGTAGATAGGTCAAATATTCCTACTCCTTTTGCGTTTGGATTGACTTTTAATGTTGCTGTTGTGTCGGTTGTTAATATTGTTGAAATACTATCTGAAATATAAACTTTGGCAATATATTTAGATTTTACATTTACTATTGCTGTATTATCTTCAACTGCAAATATTATTTTTTCACCTGTCGGCATTAGTTTGTATAACGGTTTTTGTTTTATTATCATTTGACTATACGTAAATTATTTAATACATCTTCTTGTAATGCACCCATTAAATTCTTTCTAAAGTTTTTACGACTAGCAGCTAATGGTTGAGAATAGAAACTGATACCCTCTATACCTTTTGCTTTAATACCTCTTGCTACTATATATTTCATACTCTTTCTGCTTATGAATTTTCCGTCTTTATCTCTTGGTGCAATTCCTTTTTTTATTATCCATTTATCTAACGACCTATAAAAGGATCCTGATTTTTTTCTAGCGTTCTTTCTAAACGAATATGGACTTCTTTTTCTCTTACCTGTGAGTTCATCAATATAAGTTCTATTAGGTTTCATTTTGGTACCGTGTTGACCTGTTGTAGATCCAGCTGGTAATATAGATCTTCCGACACCTCTAACCCCTTTGTCTATAAATTCTCCGTAAGGTGTTTTTAAAAACTCTATGTCAAACCCTTTACGACTTTTTTTAACCTTGTATTTAATTGATTTAATAAGAGCACCAGAAGATTTTTTTTTCTTTGATTTAATAATTTTTTTAGCTTGTCTAGTTATAGACTTACCATACTTGTGTAATAACTTCTGTGCTTGTTTATATTTCATTATGCACCAGCTACAAATACTTCTACCTTTACATCTTCTGTAGCACTATCAACAATTATACTTTCAAGATCGTGCATAGCTGTAACTATAGTTGCGTTAGCGTCTGATACAGCTACTGCGTCATGTGGTGTTCCCATTATAAAAGAATGTCCAGCTGGTAATGATATTGTTGCGCTTTCATCTGCTGCGCTGTCGTCATTTCCAGAATCAATTTGTAAAGATAAATTAACATTATTCGTTGTATCTAAATTTGTTATTCTTATGTATTTGGTATCTTGTATATCAACCGCTCCGTCTGCTCCAGCTACAGTATTTTTATTTACTAACACTGTTGTATCTGCTCCCGAAGGCACTGTTACCACTCTTTCAAAAGTATGTTCTATTCCTGTTATTGTTAGTGTATTTGTAGATCCTCTATTAGATCCGTTAATAATTACGCTTTCTGTAATTGTTGTTGTTAAATCTGCCATATTATTTTCTTTTTTCTATTTTATGATTTTTTAATATTGTTATTGAAAACGGTGCAACTTTCAATATATATTTTCCTACTTTGTAGATTCTTGGATAAGTTGCTTTAATCCAAATACATTTTAATTCTTCTATTATTTCACGCATTGTGTTGAGTAATCTATTGGTATATCACAAGTGTTTAATTCATTTTCGACTGTAACTGCTATATCTACAACCCACCCCGAAACAGCGTTATCAAATCGTTCTGTAAATGGTTCACATGTAAAGTCATCTTCAATGTAATATCTATGTTCTTGACCGTGGTCTGCTTCATAAACATTCATAATCTCTCCATGTTTTAATATTCCTATAATATCCGTTGTTATTTGTAATGTATCACTTAATACTGTTTGTTCGTTACTTTGGTCTTCATCAACTATATCCATGACAAATATTTGACAATTAAACGTCTTTTCTTGTAATGATATATCTACGGTTGTAATGTCAATATGATATAAAGGAAACATTGTGTTCTTCTCCAAATCAATATCCATTAAATCTCCTGTTGTAACTGTCTGTATTTCAAGATGTTGTTCGCCTATACATTTCATTGTATTTAAGACGTTGTTATACGTTTTATACCTAATTGATTCTGCCATTATATTTGTTCGTTTTTAGTACTTTCCACTTGTGCTACATCTTGTTTATAAGCTAAGAATGTTAGACATTCTGTTATTTTCATTTTTGTTACTTCATTCATTCTATATAATTTCTCTCCTGCTAAATGATACAATACGTCATACCAACCCCACTTCTTATTAATTAGATTTCCTGTTGATGTTTGTCCATCTTGTGCTCCGCTATCAATTCCCGAATTGAAGACTGAGCCGAATGATTCAAGAGTTCTTTGCCTAAATCGGAAAAAAAAACCGAGACCCCATAAAAATCTCCCACAGTTAAATGATTCAACATTAGATCCTGTGATTCTTCATTTGGTTCATATTCCTGGATCCTATACTTACCATCTTTTTTTGCTATAATTGGCCTGTATAATATAGCCATTATTTTGTGTAATGTGTCATTCACTCCCTCTGTTATGTAACTATCTATATCAACCCATTCACCAAAAGTAATGTTTGATAATTTAGGATGAAAACCATATTCAACACCATCTAATTTTACTATATGATTTAGATCTTCATTTGGTTTGGTTTGTAAAAACTTATTCATTACACTACCTAAAGTGTTAATATTTTTTACTGGTAGTCTAACAATGTCCTCTTCATCTATATCTGTCAGTGCTCCAATAACCTTAACTATTCGTGATAGTGATTTCAACTCTTTATTCGAGATTATTTTCATAACACTCATGTATTGTTTCAATGTTATATTATCCCAATGAGTAGGTAATTTTCTTTTAATTTGTTTTCCGTCTTTTACTATTGTAACATTCATAATATATAATAGAAATTATTAATAATTAGTTTATTGAACAAAATACCTACCGTAGTTCTTATCTATCTCATAATACATTCTCATCATTATAGTGTCTGAATAATCAGGTGAACGTCCTATAATACCTCTGATAACTTCTTTTGGTAGTATTTGTAATTTATTGTCTTTGTCCATATCTTTTGATCGTATCTGTTCTAACTCTTCAATGATATGATTCTTTATTGTTATGTCGTTTGTTTCTATACCTATTTGTGCTTTGTTAATCATATCAGCTAATTTGTAGTAACATTGTGTTTTAATGTTTTGATAGTTCTCTTTATTAATTGGTCTTCCGTTATTTTGAAACCCCTTACAATTTAATATGTCTTGAACACCACCTCCAACCCCATCAGAATCTACAATTATATTTCTAAGATTAATACCCTCTGTTTGTTGGATCCTTTTAATCTCTTCACTAACCTGTGTTATCGTCGATTTGCCGTACGATATTATATTTTTAATGGTAAGACCTTCCCAATACATTATAACCGTTTTATCATTACCGAATCTTGCAACATCACAGGTTATGTATTTTTCACCTTCAATACCTTTTTGATTAAATAGATTTACAATAGAGTCATAATTACATAGATTATCTTCACCTGCATTATACTCCCAATTACCATATAACAACCTCTGTTTTGATATTTCATCTAACTTCTCTAATTGTCCTTTATAGTGTTTTGATATATAAGGATTGTCATCAACCAAACTCTGCACAAACTTTTTATGTGGTTCAATCTTACCTTCTTTTGCTGGTCTGTAATATTGTGTATATGTCCAATTCTTAGACGGATTACAAGTGAGTAATATCTTTGGTATAATATTGTATTCATCTAACTTATAACGGATCCTAGAGTTCACTATGTTCTTAGCCTTCTCTGTTATTTGATTTGCTTCATCAATAAATGCACCTGTTATTTCTAAGGATCCTAGACTGTCATAATTTGGATCTGCAGGATAGTGGAATAAATCTTTCAAATATATCTCACTTCCATTATAGAATGTTATAATATTACTACCTGCATTAAAATTGAAATGTGTTCCTGATTTTATACCCCATTGATTACATACCTCGAAAAACGTATTTAATGTTGTCTTTTTAAGATTATCGAGTTTACTTCTTCCCATCAAATATCTAGTACCAGGATATTTAATACATAGTATTATTAGCCAACTACATCCCATGAAACTTTTACCACCACCTGCAGCTCCACCAAACAATATATCATTTGTCTCATTATCAAATAAATACTTGAATGCTCTACTTTGTGTACTCGTGTATTTAGGATCAATATTGAGTTCCATCTATATTGATATTAATCTTAATTGGTTCATCACCACTTGTAATATCTAATTCAGACTTCTCTACATAACCTCTTTTCTTTCCTTGTGTCTTTAAGTAGAATATAATATCAGTTGTCTTACCGTCTTTTACATTCTTTATTAGTGCAGCTTCTGCTACATCTAAATATTGTTCTCTTATATCTTTTACAACGTCTTTGAGTTGTGGATATTTGTCTATATAATTATATATTGTTTTACGAGTACATTTCAAACTCTTACAAGCTATTGATACAAACCCACCTGCTTTGATTAATGAATCTTTTATTTGTTCTTCTGTATATCTATTTTTATTTGCCATTTTTTATACGTGTAATAATGTGTATTATTTAATACTCTCTATTGGCATATTCAATGCTTCTATAATTGCAAATTCAAATACTTTACTTTCATTTTCATAACCTATTATAGTTTGAAATCTATCTTTTAGTTCTTGCCATCTTTGAAAAGTTTCTTCTGTTACTTTGAATTTAATTTCTTTATCATACTCTGTATCTCCAAAGGTATCAACCTCATCTGAATCATATTGAGACCAGTCAAAGTCAGTTAATGTTTTGAAATTTAATATCTCATTTTCATTATATGGTAGTGTAGAAACCAAATCATCTAAATTAAATTCTTCTGTTAGTTCTTTTATTCTTTCAGCTAACACAATACTATCACTATCAAATTTAGTTTCATTTGTTTCTATTGCTATTCTCATTGCTTGCTGTTGAGAAATAATTCCAAAATTGTATCCCATTACTTTTTTTATTCCTAAATCTCTGAATACATCTAACCTGTGATTACCATTGACTACTTCAAAGTCTCCTGTCTCCAATTCCCTAATAAGTATATTTTCAACCTGTCCGTTTCTTTTAATGTTTTCTTTTAGTTTCTTAGATTTTTGTAAATCTTCTGTCTTATAATTCCAGTCTGCTTTAATTAATTTATCTATTGAGACTTCTGTGAATCCCAATTTATTCCTTTTTCCTTCCATAATTTTGTTACTTCTTTAGTTAATAATAAATATTGTTTTGCGTTATGTATATTCAATTCGTGATAATCCATAATCTTTGCTAAGTAATCACAACCTGTCATACTCTTAAAACTATAATCGTTCCTCTTTCTCATCTTACCACCATAAAGCCAAGCGGTTGAATCAACAGAATAAAAAGGATATCTCCTTAATGTTTGACCTCCAGTCATCCCCCAACCATGTGTTCTTACCTCGTCTTTGATTATTGAAAAACATTTATCTAAATGTAAATATAACTTTTTCTTTTGTTTTGCGTAAGGAACTAACCCACCTAATCCTAAAAAATCGTATTGCTCTTTGTATTTGTTCAAAAATTTATAATCGCTTCCATAGTGAAATGTTGGAACAGGTTTTAATCCTTGTCTTTCCATTTCTTTTTGATTTGCCCAAGTCTTTTCAGCACTCCCTATTACATCTAAATTTGCATACCACTCACATTTATCTTTGTTCTCATATACGAATTTTATATAATCATCAAGAGTATGTTTTGACTTCCCTGATGCAATTGAGAAAGCTCCTGAATCTAATATTAGAGGTTTAGATATTACTTCAATTCCTTTGTTTTTTACTTCAACATAAGAGGTTAATACACCGAAATCTTCTTTGATTTCTAATAATTCTTTTGATGTATAATACCCTGCAAAATATATTTTCATAACCAACCTTTTTCTTTTGCTTCGTAGTATCCCTTTTTTCTTAATTCACAAGCTGGACAATTTCCACAACCCGCTCCCCATTCATTCATTGTTCTATCTCCATTGTAACAAGTATGCGATAGTTCTATAATTTCTTTCAAGTGTCCTATATCGTTAGCCATCTTAAATGTTTCTGCTTTATCTAAATACATTAAAGGTGTTTCAATTTTAATATCTGAATCACTTCCAATGTTTGAAGATAATTGAATTGAATCAATAAACTCTCTACGACAATCGGGATATCCAGAAAAATCTGTTTCACACATTCCTCCAACTAAAACTTTAGCTCCAACCTTTTGAGCATAAGAATGAGCCATTGTAATGAATAATTGATTCCTGTTAGGAACGAAAGAAGCGGGGAGTCCTTTTTCGTTTAATTGATTTACATTTCCATTTGATGTTAAAGCAGATTCAACTATTGTATCTAAAAAACTTATATCAATTATTGTTTGTTTGATATTTTCTTTTTTACATATAATTTTAGATTGTTCTATTTCAATTGAATGTTTTTGACCATAATCAAAAGTAATTGCTTCAACTTCATCAAATCTGTATTTTTGTTTTAATGCCCAATATAGGCAGGTGGTAGAATCTTGTCCGCCACTGAATATTACTACTGCTTTCATTTTATTAAGTTTAGAAATTCGTTTCTACAATTTAAGTCATCTTTGAATACTCCAATCATTTTAGATGTTGTTGTATGAGTATTATGTTTTTTAACACCTCTCATTTCCATACACATGTGTTTAGCAGTTAATACTACCGCTACTCCTTTTGGTTGTAACTGTTCTTGTAAAAATTCTGCTACCTGATTTGTTATTCTTTCTTGGTTTTGTAATCTCCTGCTAAAAGTTTCTAAGGTTCTAGCTAATTTACTTAACCCTACTATTCTTTCTCCTGGTATATATGCAATATGACCAACTCCAAAGAATGGTGCAATATGGTGTTCACATAATGAATGAAATGGTATATTAGTTTGCACAATCATTTCGTCATACCCTTCACTTTCAAATGTAGTGCAATTCCATTCAGGTGGTGATAAAAATTCCTTAAAGAATTTTACATATCTTTTTGGTGTATCTTTTAGTCCTTCTCTGTTTGTGTCTTCACCGAACGCTTGTAATAATCTAGCTACACTATCTTCTGCGTCTCTCTCTCCATTTTCTTCCCACGGAAATTCTAACCAACCTAGATTCTTTTCTTCTATCTTATTCCATAAAGCTAAGAAAGGTTTGTCAGGATATTTCTCTTTCCATTTCATTGCTGTACGTCCACTGTCTATTAAGTCGTCTAATATATAATCTGCCTCATCTGGTGTATCAACTGCGTTACCTGTAAGACCCGCTACTACTTGTCCACCTCTTGGTACACCATAACATTTCCCTTTTGGTAATGTTTTGATTCTTTTGTATATTTCTTCCCATGTTATTATACTCCTGTTGTTTTGTTCCATAATGTTATTTGTAATCTTGATGAATATTTTAATGTGTGTTTTTTACATATCTCTGCAACCAGTTGATTGTTTTTAGTTAGTTGATTCATATCTTCTGCTGATGGCATTAAATATATTTTTTTGTTGTCTAAGTCGTTACCTAATATAATTAATTCTGCTTCTTTCCAGTCCTCTTCTTTTCCAATTACTATTTTGAATATTGAATTTAATTTGTTGATTTCTTGTAAACATTTTGGCACAATTCTTCTTCTTAATTCTACACCACTGTTTGCCAACTTGAAACTACAATTCCATAAATCAATATACTCTTCCAACCCTTTTGGTGATTTTGTTCCGTTTGTTTCTATTTCAATAAATGGTATAAATTTGTGTCTTTTCTTAAAGGTTTCTATAAATTGTATAATACCTTTTTTTTGTATTAAAGGCTCACCACCTGTGAATACTAAATGTGCACCAGAATACAGATTGTAGATATATGGATCCAGTTCATCTAAGAAATCTTCATGTGATATTTTATCTCCATGTTTCCATACTTCTATTGTATCACATGTCCATTCACCATCACACACTATATTACAAGCTTGTAGTCTTATAAATAAAGACGGTATTCCCATTGTTTTACCTTCTCCTTGAATGGAATAAAACCATTCACTAACTCTTAATTCTTTCATTATATATTATTTTACTTGTTTTCGTTTCTGCTAATCTAATTTCAACAATTGGTAACTCTCTCTTAATTTGATTGAATATCCATATTGCCATGTTCTCTGCTGATGTTTCAAAAGGTAAACTAATGTAAGGTTCATTTGCTAAGTCTAACACCTCACACATAGGATCCTTTTCATACAATAAAAAATAGTGGTCGTATTGTTTAATGATTGGTTCAACAATAATATCAATATCACTAAACAACATTGTTATACCATTGTCAAGATTATTAAATTCAAATATACATTCTACATCGTAAGTATGTCCATGTAATCTTCCACATTTCTCACCTGCTTCTTTATTTCTATGTCCAGCATAAAAGTGATATTTTTTTTGTATTTTCATAACTGTTTGTTTTTCAATATATAATAGAATCTATTTGTTTTTATTTTTTGGTGGTTCTCCACTTGCTAATTTCTTTTTTGCAGCTAACCATAAATCATCTCCATTTGGAATACTATGTATTGGTTCATTTCTTTTAATTTCTGGCATACCTTCATATTCATCTGTTATAACTTGTTTCATATATTCATTACAACACATTGCGTCTTTACAAACCAATCCACTACTGCCCGCAGTGAATTTAACTTTATACAGGTTCATTTCGTTACCACATATATCACACTTGAATCTCATTCAGTTTGTTTAATAATTGTTGTGGTGTATATATTTTAGCGTCATCGTCATAGTGTTCATATATCATGGTAAACTCGTTATTCTCTTCATCGTGAGTCCATAACGCTTTTACATTGTTTTCTATTTGACCTTTCAATATCTTTTTTATACTTGTATATTTCATATCTTTTATTTTTATAGGATCCCCATAACTTCTGTTCCTATCGAGTTCGTAATAATATTTATTATGTTTCATTTACTATCTTTTGTATTCCATCTCTTACTGCTCGTAAACAAGATGAACAATTTGTCGTTGTCCGGTATCCTGTTCCGTGTATTGTATTATATAATGTTATTGCTCTTTTTTTTGTTTCTATATTTATCGCTTTACCTGTTTTTATTCCTTCCCAAACATTGTGAGCTTCATCTATTAAATGTTTTGGTATTTCTTCTAATCTTTTTACTTCTGTTGTTTTTCTCCAATATAACTCTGGACATTCCATTACACCAATTGAAGCTTTAATTCTCATAAAACAACCACATACTTTACATGTTCCTGTTGGTTTGAAATAACTATCACAATCTCTACATATTTCTAATCTTTGTTTATATACTTTTTTATCTACAAAAAAACTACTCATCTTTTAACACTTTCTTCAAATGTTTTCGTACATTGTCTATTGTTGTAAATAAACTGTTCCTACTTATTTTTGTTTTCTTTGCTAGTCCGTCTAATGTTTCACCCTCTACATTGTAATATAGTTTGTATATTTCTTTATCATACCAATATAACTTATCTAATTCCATATCAATCTTTTCAAAATATTCCCATGTTGAGTTATTATCTTCTTCGTATATTACTGTATCAAATTTATCTGCTTTTGACCATTCTTTTTCATAACATTTTTTGTATGTATAATAATATTCAGAACGTGGACTTGTAAAGGATCTTCTCAATATAATTGCACCATATTTAATCAATCCTTTCTTACCGTCTTTTTCATATACTTTTTTTAATGTATCTGGATTCATTTGTAAAAAATATAATAGACACATTTGCACAGCGTCTTCTGATTCATACTTCTTGTTTGTATATTGACTAGCTATACCCATAAATACACTTCTCAACGAACCAATTATTTTATATATTTTATTCATTGATTGGTTGAATGTTTCGTAAATCTTCCATAACTTTCATTGAGTAGGATCCTAACACATGTCTGTGTAATCGTATCATTGCTGCGTTATCTTTTGTTTCCAATCCACAAAGAAAACCTGCTACCATTGTTGAGAAATTTGTTGGTATTATCATTAGAAAGTCATGATAATTACCTGGATATTTGTCGTTACTGTATTCATTATGATATTCAATAATAACATTGCAAATGTCTTTGAAATCTGAATACTTACTTTTATCAATTACTAGTTCATTTATACTATCATAAACTGCATTGAGATATGTTTCTATAATTACTTCGTGATTCTTGTTGAGGTATATAGGTTTCATGTACCCCAATTATATAATAAAATTGTTTTATTTATGGATCCAGTAATAAAAAGTTATTCACACTTCGTTTTTAACTTCTTTACTTTTGTTTTATATTCTTCAATTTTATCTAAATATTCTTGACGTGATATTTTAACGGTACTGTGAGCTATCATAGCTAATTGTTCAGACGTTCCCTCTCCTAAATTCTTATCAATAAATTGTCCAAACTTCCATTGTTCACCAGATTTAAAGATGTTGCAGCCTACACACTGCGGAAAACAATTGACCTCGTGAAATCTAGTTGCTAAGTATCTACGACTCATGAAATGACCACATTGTAAGTTTTTCCAGTGATCCACTTTGCCACATGTTACACATTGTGTATTACCGTTTTTATCTGCGTTCCTTAATCGAATGAATCTACTGAACCATGTGTCTAAATCTTTTTTAAGCTTTGGTAGTGATTTCTTTTTCATAATTTAGATATAGCTTCGTCTATTTTTCTTATTGCTTTATCATCTGGGTGTTCTATTTTAATTTGAGATAATTTATAAAAGTGTTCCGGTTTCCCATACATTCCTTTTTTGGTTTCATTTGTTTTTAATAGGATCCCTTCTCTTTGTAAATTACTCATACCTCTTCTTATACTTGTAAGAGGTACAGGTTTTCTAAATTTAGTCCAAGCTTCTGACGCTGTTAATTTCTTGTGATCCACAAAAATATAATACAACATGTCTTCTTGTCTTAAATTCTTTTTAGCTTCTAATCTCTCTGTGATTTCATCTACTCTGTTTGAGTTGAAATAATGTTTTGTTTTCATAATAATAATTTTAATTGGTTACTTTTATTTTTAAGTTCATCGTAAAACTCATTTATTTCATTACCTGTTAATTCAAAAGTCATTACTGACATAATCTTATTAGCTTTCTTTTGATCTTTTGTCATCATATCAACAATCACTCTTACCTTACCAACAGGATTACAAGCCATTTGTTCTATATTATAATCTCTCATTTAATTCTTTTATTTATATCATCATTTATTTGTGAAGAGGCATAAATACCTACAGCTATTCCAATGATAAATATTGTTAAACATATTACTACTTCCATGTTTTTACTTTTTCTTCTATAACTTTGTTTACTGTATCGATACTCACGTTGAAATGTTTTGCTATTTGTGGTATTGTTTCATCGTGTTTTAATCTTGAAAATATCCATCCTTTTGTTATAGGTGATAGATCGTCATATTTTTTTACTTTCTTTCTCATTTTAACTGTTTTATTTTATTACTAATTGATATCATACCAGTACCATTACGACTTCTGTATTGGATCCTTTTATCACGTCTTTCAGGTTCTTTTGATTGTTCTTTCCATATTAGATTTCTTTGGTCTTTTATCCAATTGTAATAAGTTGGAACATTCAATACAATAGTTTTGTTTTCAGTTTGGTTTCTTATACCGTTATGAAATGCAAGCTCTATATCTCTCACATCTAAATTTTTGAAATCATTTTGTAAATCTCTTTTCAAACTATTTGCAAATGTTTCTAACCATTGTGAGTTCTTATTCTGATTCAATTCGATTAATGTTTTAGTTAATAACATTGTACAGAATTGTAATAATTCAGGATCCTTTATTTCTTTTATTACCATAGATACATTTCTCCTAATACTGATATTACATAACCGATTGCTATAAACATTAATATTGAAAGTATAATACTAATACGGTTTTCGATTCTTCTTTGCTTGTTATATTCTTTTAGATTCATTTGATTCGTTTTTTAATGTTGTAAATAATATATCCTAATATAGGTGTACCAATTAATAAGGTTAATAAACTTGGATGTGGTTCACCACATATTCCTAATGCGTGTCTAAAAAATTCTATCATTTAATTTTATTTAATACTTGTTGCATAATATCTATTTGTGATTCAATTCCTTTTGGTTTTTGTAGTGTTACTTGATTGAATTTACTTGACATTTTTTTCCATCTGGATAACCTGCGAGATGTGCTCCATGTTTTTTCTTTCTCAAATTTCATAACACCACGTTTATCTGATTCAGTCCAATAATCAACAAACTCTTGACACATTTCTGTTTCATATTCCCCATATTGAAATACCTCTTCACTAAATTCTTTTTCTCTTATAGAAATATCTTTCTTATTATATTTCTTCTTATTAATAGTGTTTGGTTTTTTTAAGGACTTGTTGTCAAGAAACTTCATAACTGTATCATCATTTATCTTGAAATGTTGTTTAGCTGGCATTCCCATACGTTTAACTTCCAGTATTTTATGGTTTTTAAGTGTTTTAAGAGCGTTTCTCTGTTCGTATGGTGTCAATGTAGTATCACGTTGTATATTCTCTTCTGTGTTAAAAAAATATCCGTCAATTAAGGATCCGTGTTGAATGAAATATTCTTCTTTACTTATGAGGTCGGCGAGTAGGACACTAGCCTTCAGTCCTACCGCCTGTGATAACCTTTTATTAACTATTAAAAACGCACTACTACTTAATAGACTTTTCATTCTTTATCTTTTGAAATACATTATATATTTTTTCAAATGTTTGTCTATAATTTTTCCACCCTAATAAATTAGATTCATGGTTTCGTTCATAAGCATAAACAGTTGTTCTATCTCTATTTATAACCTTAGAAATTAAATTGTGATGTATTCCTAATTCTTTCAAAGCTATTACTGAAACAACTGCACGTGGTAAAACAGTTTCAGACCTTCTATTATTTGTTGTTAAGGATCCTTTACGTAAACCACATACCTGTGTTGCCATATCTAATAAATCTTCCATCTCTTTTTTATCTGAATAATTTACTTTTATCATTAGAAAGGCATTTTTGGTACATCAATAATTTTACCTGTCATTTGCCATTCGTGTATGATAGCTGCATTTTCCAATACAATATCAATACTACAATCTTGATTTCTACAAAAATCTACAGCTGCTTTAACAGATGATTGACGACTGATTAATATTTGTTTTTTATTCTCTGCTTCAGGATCGTATTTTTTACCTCCACCACCTGTATAAGCTGGTTGTTGAATTTTAATACTACCTCTATCATTTAGAGTGTATTCTAACTCTTGTCCGATATCTAATTTGTGTTCCTCGGACTTACGATATAGTTTTCCTACATCTCCGTTTTCAAATTCCACTTCAAATACAAATAGTTCTTTGAAGTTACCTGACGCTTGCACGTTTGTTACTTTACTTTTTTTCATAATTTTAATTGATTTGATTTATATATTTAATTAATTGTTCTTTCATATACTCGGTGTTACCATTTAACCACTCTAAAAATTGAGAGGTTTGAAATACAAGTGTTATATCTTTTTTTATTCCATCAATAAAATATACACCTCCCATATACACTTCATTTTCAACACATTGAAACGTATGCATATCCCAAATGTGTCTGTATTCTGTTTCGTTATCTAACTCTTCAAACCTTTCCTCTATTTCTTTGATATCTTTTTCGCTTATATATTCCCAAAGAATATCCTCTTTTGTTTTTTTCATCGTTTTATTTTTTATAATAATTAGTTGAATTATCTAAACAATCACTACATCTCATGGTTTCAGGAATAAACTTTTTACCACAACAATCTGATAGTTCAGAACAATCACATTGATTGTCTCTATCACCACAATAATAACATCGTTGATGGTCTTCACAATATTCATCCATGTGTTCCGCTTCTTTATCACACAATTCACATGTTGGATTGTTACCATTCCATTCTGTAGGATCCTCGTATTGACCTCCTATAACTAATGTCTTTATCATTTGTTTATAGTTTTTAATTGTTCTTCTGCTTCTTCATAAGTATCAAAAAATTCTTCTTCTCCAGTTTCATAATCTGTTACTAAATAATCTACTGATTGTCCGAAACAAGAACAAATTGATATACCATTTTCAAGAGCTATATATACATATCCACTATTAGTATTAAATCCTGTTCCACCTTCCATGATCCACTCATTATTATCTAATTGACGATAAGCGTCTATAACTTTATGCATAGATTGTATGTCTAAGCTTCCCATTATATCTAGATCAAATTCTATTTTATTCATCGCCCATTTGTTTTTTAAGATTATATACTTTGTTATTACCTTTTTGCATTCTAAATAAATGTGTTAGAATTTGTCTAAGTTCTTTTGCTGCTGATTCTTTTTCTTTTGCAATAATATTCCAAAATTCAGCACCTTTTGTATCACCGTTACATTTTGCTGAAACTTCTAACTCATACCATTTTTTACAAATTCTTTCATTAACGGTAGCAGCCATATTTAATGTGTCATATACTAAGTCTGCGTCAAGTGATTCAATACCGTTGAATACTTCTTTCATAGATTCCTTTCGGTCTATCATATCGGTATTACTGTTATCAATTTTTTCAAGTTTTTTTATTTCCGCTTGATATTCAGAAAATCTTTCGTTTGTCATCGTTTTTTAATATTGATTAATAATGTGGTAAAATTACAAATAATATTCAAACTATACAACAATTACTCAAAAGTTATGAAACATTTTTAATTCATTGTTTTAAGACGTTTTGTAACTATATGAGGTATTTGTATTGTTTTATTGAGAAAGTGTCTTAGAAGTCCTCTAAACACTAAAATATAGTATTATAATAATAAGAATGAAATAGAATATTGTTAGTTTAATTGTTGTTGGTGTATGTTTTCTCATAATTCCATTAAAAGATTAATTGGTAGTTTTCCGTTTTCTTTTACAACTACACATCCAATTGCAGGTTTCTTTCCATACTTTGCGTACGCCATTGCATAAGATTCATGATTTATGCCACAGCCGGTCTGTGTGCCATATACTCTATAATTCTGTCCTACGTAATGTTCTGTATAACATTGAGTATGTAAATGTCCTTGTATAGTATTCATCATATCAGCTCTACATTTTGTCCGAGCAGTTCCACCCTCGCCGTGGATATATTGCACACCGTCTTGAACAAATCTTTCTACAAAATTCCAACCAGGAACCTCTAATACTTCTTTGTAACTCTTGATCCATTTCTTAGGTATGTTTGCAGTTTGTCCTTTACGCATAACCATTCTATCGTGGTTGCCAATAATACATGTAGCTTTTGGAAAATTTTTATACCAGAGTGATATTTTTTTAATAGCTAGTTCCAATTCAGTACCTCCCGACATCCCATCCGGATTTGTCTCATGATAACTCGAATAATGGTTGTCGATTAAATCACCTATGAATATGACTTGATTACATGAATGTTTATGATATTGTTCTACACACCAATCTCTGTAAGATTCTAAACAAAAGGGCTCATGCAGATCCCCGATGACTAGGACTGTTTTACCCTCTTGTTTACGAACCCTTTTTATTAACTTAATCTCATGAGGTTTCAACCTGTAACGGTTGTCTCTCATCTTACTTATTTATATCAGCAATTCCTTGCCCTACAATAAGCGTCAAACATGCATAGAAAATTTCTTGTGCTGCGTCTTCAGAAACGCCAAGATACGATACAATAGCTGGTACAACTACCGAAGCTACAGCGTACCAAAACTTCTTACTTGAAAACATTTGTTTGATTAGCCAATCTTTCATTTTAATTTATTTTTGATTAATATTTATATGTCCACACCCTATTTGGTGTATAATTAGGACTATTGTCCACGTGTATGAAACTAGCTCCTATTCCAAATCTATTAAACCCAGCCAACATTAAGGATCCTATAATTAAGTATCTTGTCTTACTATCTGTACATGCGATATCACACGCATAACCTTCTTGATGAGGACTTTTATTCTTAGCTGTTTTATACCCTCTCCTTTTCAAATCTAACTGATAAGCTTCTGTTCTGAATCCAGATGTAATACGGAACGGTGTATCCGCTATCTCACGAGCCTTTTGAAGTAACTCCATAAACTCGTCTTTCATGTTATCTCCGGATCCTGGTAAATCAGGAGAATCAAATTCCTTACTTTTGAAATTTTTGTACTCTTTCACTTTTTGTTATTTCTACAATGTGTTCGCCACCTTGAGATAGTATAACCGATTGACAATAATAGTAATAATATTTTTAATATTAATTCAAAATCGGCAAAAGTTGTTACGCCTATGACACTAGCGTTTACTGTTACTACCTCGCTTATGTCCTGTGATACTTTTTTTAGTGGCATGTTTAATGTATGTTTTCAAAGCTATTTCGTTTTTAGCTTTTGGTTTATAATTATTTCTCATTATGGATTCAAATCAGGTGTTAAAAAATCATCTAATGTTATTCTACCTCCTCTATGTTTTTCTCTTTCAAGATTCATACCCGAGTAGAATGCATTGGTGTCTGGTGATACGTCTGAACCACTCGATGTTGAATATTCTGGATAACTAGAGCTATTGTGTCTTAAATAGTCAATCATTCGTTCAGTATAAAATTCAGCGGTGTTACGTATTTCTTCTCTTAGACTACTCATCTCCTCTTGTGTCATACTTTCAGTCGTTTCAGATACTTTTACACCAATACCGTTATTTGAAACTCTTACTCTCAAGAATGGAAGACACTCATAAAAACCCCAGTGTACTAAAGAATCTTGAATATAGTCATCGACTAGTGTTTGATATACACCCGTTAATGATCCTGCAGTAATTTTAGTTTGTAAAGCTTCAAACAAATCTGTACCAAGCTTACTTTCTATATACTTACGTTGTGCAATCTTTAGGTATGGTAATATGAAATCATTATCGATGTTACCTCCCAGTGCCGTTGAGTCCTTAATCTTGTTCTCTGAAATAAATAATACGTAATTTGCCATCTATTTTTTCATTTTCAATGTTGCTGCGTCTAATTTATTTACTGCTGATTGATATTTTGATATTTCACTTGAAACATCTACACCTAAAGCTTTTGCTGAACTTTCAAAACTTTTGATTGCAGACTTCATTTTATCTACTAACGACTCTCCTTGTGATTTCATTGACCTTGCATTTTGCTCAGCTTTAAGATAATTATTTTCTACTTTATCAGATTTATCTTCTAATTTGTTATAAATACTTCGTTTCTTTTCAATATTAGCTTCTTGTTTTTGTTCTCTTTTATAGTTTTCTTTAGATATTTCTTCCAATTTTTCTTTCTCCTCTTCCCAATCCATAAAAGCCTCTTGAGCTAAAGTTTGTGCGTCCTCGTTTTCCATATACATATCAAGATATTTATCATAAGCTTTTTTGAAATTTGAAGTCAAATTTTCAACTTGTTTTGTTAAGGCATCTAATGTTTTTACATCTTGAAATTCAAATCTTTCTTGTCTCTTTTCAAGACTTACATGCTTCTTATTTAGGTTCTCGTAAAATTTTTCTTTTGTTCTCATAATTTATTTATTTTCTTGGGTTCTTATATCCACTATTCGGCATGTTCTTTGGAGCCCTACTAACTCTTGAATCATTTGCTTCTGGATAGAACCCATTTGCCCTTGCCTCTGTTGTTGTTATTATTCTTGTTGCGTCTTCTATATTTGTTCCGTCTGCTTCTCCTAATTTATAAAAATAGATCTCACGTCTCCAGTAATGACCACATTGAGGTCCTCCTTTGTAAAGCCAGATTGAATACGGCTCGTTACCATTTGGACCAAAACCTGGATTGTATGTTTCACTATTCATAGATTTTATATGTTCCTTTCTATATATTCTATTATTGTTTAACATATTAGTACAAAACTGTCTAGAGTTTCCACTTGATATTGCTGTTGAATATCTGTATCTAACTTTATATAAATTACTTTCTCTATCTTCTCCGTCTTGTTCTGGATCCAATTCATCTACACCAGAATCTGAAACAATAGCAGCAGAGCTTCGTTTTGTAGAAAACTCTTGTCTGTGTAATTTATTTAATTCATTCTCAAAATCAAAGTCCTCATGTTCATCTGTTACAATTTCATTACTTATTAATTCCCAATCGTCTCCAGGTACGTCTTCTCCGTACGTTTTAATGAAGTTTAAGAGACTTTCGTTGGAATGTAATGCTGTAACAGTAGAATGGTCTTTACAAGGCATATACCACACTTTTCCGTTTTCGTCTTCATGTTTATGTGATCCTTCACATCCCATCTCTTTTGCCTTTTCTTCTGCTTCAATTTCAGTTTCAAAAACAGGATATCCGTCTATATTGTTTACCCAATCGGAAATATTAAATTTTGAAAACTCATCTTCTTCAACTTGTTCGTCTGATTCTAATGGTGGTAATCCTAATTCTTCACGTATCTCATCTTGTGTCATAACCGACTTCATATCATCAATTGTGAATTGTGTAGTAATAGGTTTGTTTTGTATAAATTCGATAGGTATATTAATCTTATTGATTGTAAGTATCTTTTGAATACACCTCATTATTTTGTGTTGATATGGTTTTACTATCGTATTGAGATATACTTCAAATGCAGAGTTTAATTCATCAACATTGGATCCTAGACCGGTTTCGTTTTTAATTCCCATTAACATTGGACTCGTAACACGATGGGCGGTAAGAATGTTCTGAACGAGCAATTCTTGCAAGGCGAGGTACTGTTTGTCTGCGTTTGAAACAGCTATAGGTGTAATCTGTGGTACTTTTGTTGCGTCGTCTGAGAATGTTAATACAATCTTCCCACTAGCTTTTGCACCACTGAATTTATTTATAAGACTATTCTCTATTTCAATTCTCTCTTTCTGTGTCGGAACACCATTTGCAAAATTCACAAAGTACGATCCCGAGAATCCTTGAGCTATGTTGCTGAGGTGAAATTCAGCCACCATCTGATCAACGAGTGCCCAGTTACATCCTGCTGAATAATCTGGTGTAAAATAGATATCCATATTAGGAGAATAATCACCGTCATATATTATTTGACTTGGTGATGTTCTATCGTTCATATTAAAAGCTGGTATAGGTGTTGGTTTATGTTTTCTTGTATCACTCCAATCACTTGATACCCAATAAGTATCTACAACACCGTATTCATTTGGTTTACCCGCTCTAATTCTTTCAACTGGAACGTGATGAATCTCTGAAATCTCCGTTCGTGTTTTATTCCAAATAACGTTAAGAGCAAAACCTCCTTGTAACTTATAATCAAATGCTACTTTTTTAATAACATCATGTAATGATTCTCTACCATTTACGTTGTTTACAAAACTTGTTAATTTGATAAAGGTTTCGTTATCTTCTGTCTCTTCGATATTCAACCCTTCACCAGCAATCATATCTCTTGTTGCGTTAATAATTGCAGCATGTGTCGAGCTGTTGTAATATAAATCAATTAGAAACTGTGGATAGAGGTTTGCCCAATCATTTGTTCCGTACTCAATCCAATCTTTATTCTGTTGTTCAGATACCTTTGGTGCGGTTTGTGTTTCTAAATTTATACTTAGTATGTTTTCCATTATAAGCTATTTAAGTATGTGTTTAATGATGTTCTCTCCGAAGCAGTTAATCCTCTATTCACCCATATAATTTCTACAAAAATTCCATCCCATAATCCACCTATTGCGTCTAAAACAAAATCACCGCTAATTGCTCCACTATCATATCCAGATCCCGAAGTTCTAGATTGAGCGCTACCGTTTAAATAAGCAGATAGAATATTTGATCCATCTCTTTCTAGCCCCCAATTATTAAAAGAATCTAATGATGGATTAGTATAACTCCAAGCAAATTTAGTTGAATTGTCTATTTTACCTCTCAATTCTGTGGTTGATTGAAATCTAAAAAAGTCACTACCACTAGAGCTACTATCATAGATAAATAAATCAGTACCTCCACTACTACTAACAGTAGATAATGATAATCTAGCATAGCAAGCAAAACCGCCAGTAAATGTAACATCTTTTGACCCGTCAGTTGCTAAATAGAATTTACTATTTGTACCATCTCCACTTTCTGCTCCGCCGGTAGCTGCGTCGTATGTAAAGTAATTATTTGGAGCTACCATATTATTACCTGAACCACTTTGATCTGTCCATTGTGTAATTTGATCGGTATCTTCCGGTGTAGATCCATCACTTTCTTGTAATCCTGTATCTTTACGCAACCAAAGTTTTAGATCACTACCAAATCTAGCTGGAGTCCATTCACCTGATACTTGACTTCTTACTGTATTAGATAATCCTAATTTCATTATAAAGTATCATTCTTATAAACTAAAGCTAATCCTGTTCCTGATAAAGTTATTGCTGTAAAGTTAAGGAATAATGTAGTTCCAGCAGCATACGTTCTATGCAAATCTGCGTCATCTCCTGTAACATTGGATCCTGTTGTTATTGATGCTATTGTAGTTTCTACCGGAAAGTGTACTGCATAATAATCAACGCCTGTCGCCGCTCCAATTGAGTCCGTATCCTCAATAATTGTTACAGATCCTTTTCCTAGTTGTTCACCTAATAATTCTACTGTTGAATTTCCCATATTTTTTTAATTTGAATATAAATAATTTGTTGTTGTTTCTGTATGTGTTGTATATTGTATTTGTTCGGATCCTACTGTTTCCGTAACATATAATTTACCCTCATGCACTTTACCCTTAACTACTCCATTGTTGTTGTTTACTGTTAATACTTCTGTTTCACTATTAGGAGCGTTTGTATCATTTACGCCTACCGTTCCAATCCAAGACACTTCATAAACTTCATAACTCCAATATCCATAAGGTTTGAAATTTACTCTCCCACTAAAAATATTTTCAGTTGTGTTATGATCAATAGTTTGTTTAACATACCTATCATTTTTTTTGACAATAGTTCCATAAGCATATTTAACTGTCTTTGTCATGTCATTAGTAAATTTGAAAAGATATCTTAAATTATTATTAGAAACACTTGTGTGAATTTTACTTTCTAATAAGCTCAAATAACTGGTTATTGTCTGTCCATATATTGCATGTATCATACTATATAATAGAAAAAACTCTTAATTATTTGTATTTCTCTTAATTTACGTTTTAACACCGAAAAGAACGGTTCTACGAGACTTTCGTATAGTTGGACAATACTTACATTAAAAACTTTTGTTCTTCGATTAGAACAAAATTACTAGATTAAGATTTTTTGTCTTTTTTCTCCTTTTCAAAATAGTCTTGCAATCCTAAAATCTCAACTTGTGATGATTTTACCGAGTCCAAATCGATGGCATTACCACCTGTTGAAACTACATGTCCTTTGTATCTTTTTTTTAATTTATACATAATTTTTTAATTTTCAAAGTTAGTAAAAAAAAAGAGAGAACATTGATAGCTCTCTCCTTTTTTGAATATATAAATAAATCAATTTTACTTAAACTATTGTAGTTAAAGTAAAGTGATCAAATGGTGTAGAAGTGTATTGAGTTAATCTCTGACACGGCTCTGGCTCACTCGAAGAGAAGGTCAAATCGTAGCCATTCATATCTCCAAAGGCCGCACCCGAGTTCGATGTTCCAGCGGTTAATTCACATCCATTTTGAATACCAAATGCCCAAATATCATTTTTATTGTTTGTAGTTTGATATAATTCTACAAAAATAATTAATCTATTTTGAGCCAATAACTTTATTTCGTTTCTATCGTCTAAAGTTAGTTTGTGCAATTTTAAGTTAATAGCACCGTCATAAAATACAGTTCCATTTTCAACCGACGCATTGATCGTCTCAACCATACTCGCCTGTCCTTTAGGTATTCTGTATTTGTAATAACCAGCACTATATCCTCCTGCACCTGCTAATTGAGTGACAGCTCCGTTTGCCGTTGTAACGGTAAGATCTCCATGTTGTGCGAAATAAATGTTACGCACTCCAGCCATGATGTCCTTACAGTCGAGCCCTCTACCTCTTGTTAATTCACATGCCATATAATATAGTTTTTTTAGGTTATTAAATTAGTTCATTCTTACAATATCTCCTGCTTGAGCATGTTGTGTGCCTCCAGTGAATTTAGCCACGACACGTACGTTATCACTCCCGTCAAGAGCCGACATGTCTAGCATACGAATTTCCGTAGTATCCGAAACTAGGTCCGTGCCGAAAAATAAATTACTCTTTTGTGCTGCATGCATCTGGTCAGCTGGTATGCCTGGGCAAACTGCTAATTTAATTCCATTATACATAGGAGTAAACTGATCGTTCATAGAGTATAAGTTTTGGAATCCTGCGTTTGCTTGATTCTCAATATATAATCTATAAGCTGCTGTTCCTAAGTAAATATATAAATCTTCTTTCCCCCATACTGCTGCTGGTATAGCTGCTGATATGATTCCTAAATTCTCATCTATATTAGAAGATGTATAAGCAGTTCCTGCACCACCAGAGTTATCTGACTCCGTTGGAGCATCTCCATTAAAGTTTAAATTCATTCCATCAAATTGCCCAGGGTTAGCTCCATTCCCATCCCATATGTTAGTTTCAACATGATCCGCAATAGTATCAGATAAATGACTTATAACAAAAGCTGCAAAATCTCCACTCATGTCTCTATTGTGAGCTCCAGCACTCATTTGAGCTGCTTGCCAGTCAGCTAGTAAGTCCTTCTTACAAAGATCTACATTGATTTGTAGTTCCTTTGGGTTTAAAACTCTTTCAGTAAGTGTAAGTGTTCCTGCGTCTGTGAAATCACATGTTGCATCTACAATCATTCCTGAATTAGCTACTTTAGTTATGTTTCTTTTGTATTTAACATTTTCTAATACTGTCAAATACTCTAATGATTTTGCTGAATTTAATGCTGCCGCTATATACTGTCCAGCATGTTCCCCAGCGTAATTACTTGTAATCGAATATCCCATTTTCTTATTATTTTTTTTGGTTTATACTTATTTTTTTCTTTTTTGTAAATTATAAAAGAATCTTTCTCTTGAAGGCAATTTTCTGTATTCTGCCGCACTTAACTCTTGTAAAACTGAAGTTTCTCCAGTAAACTTGTTAAATTTAACAGGATCCCCACCAGACGTATTTTCTATTTCTTTTATCTTATCTTTCATAGATTCTAATTCTGTCTTTAATATCTCTGTTAATTCTTTCAATTGTTTATTCATTGCTACTTCTTCAACTTTTTCTTCAACGATTGCAACCGCTATTTCAGCTGCCGCTTCAGCAACTTCAGGTGTTACTTCATCTCCTGTTGCTTCGTCAATAGCTATAGCAATTTCATCTTGTGCTGCTGCTACCTCATCAGTGATAACTGACTTTACTTCTTCAGCTGCTGGTTCTTCCATTTTGTCTTTATCTTCTTCTTCGTATTTTTCTTCTTTTGCAGTTTCTTCTTCTGCTGGTTCTTCTTCTTCACTACCAACACTTTTTACAGTTCCTTCTGTTTCAACTGTAAATGACGTTCCGTCTTCCGTTGTATAATCTCCTGGAGGCATTGGCATTGTGGATCCATCTTCTGTCATGATAGAAATATCAACACCCGCTTCCAATGAATCTGCACTTGATACTATAATTGTGCCATCTTCTAATTTAGCTTGGTACTCTAGATTGATTTCTTCATCAAGACCTAAAGCTGATAAAATTTGTTTTTTTATATCCATGGTTTTTTTGAATTTAGTGTTTTACAATATTGTTATTATGTAATAGAAATAAAATTATCTTATTTGATTTTCAAAATTTCTGCTAAAACTTCTAATATGTCTTCTTCTTTTATTTTGGTGTTCAATCCCATTTGTTCTAATCTATCTACAAAATATCCTTCAATAGATAATCCACGTAATTCACCCGACTTTATACGTTCCCACATTTCGTTGTTATTAATTTTCATCTTTACAAACCATGTTCCGATAGGTAAATCAAATCCATAAGCGTTTGACTTGTCATATTTGTCATCTTCTTTGATCCAAGATTCAATAGTTAATACACCAGATACTCTACTTTCGTGTTGATATGTAGCTTTGTGATGATTATTATGTTTCAAATACATCTCTGAAGCTTTACGTACCGTCTCTTTTGAGAAGTAAACGTAATAATCTTGGTCGGTAGAAGCGTCGTATCTGTATATATTTTTGTTCGGTATCAAAGCGGGACTAACTAACATTCTTTTTTCTTCATCTAACTTTGCAAGAGTCAAATTATTTTTACTTTTATTGAAATAAATGAAATCAACTTCGATAGCTGGATCCGAAACAAGACTAATTGCGTCAATTGCTAACTCTTCATTCTCGTCTGATATGACCAATTCTGTGATTTTATATGATTTTTTCTTCTTCTTTTTCTTTTTTGCCATTATTTTAAGTTTTAAGGTCTGTTTTATTCGTTTTAAGAGCGTTTTATATTATTTTGATATCAATCATTATATTGTTGATTCTTGTCTTATATCCTCTAATTGAGATTGAGAGTCCGTTACGTCATCAGTAACCACATAAGCTCTCATAGGTTCTTGTTGTTCTCCACCACCTAATGTAAAGGATCCTGTTTTAGGTGTTGATTCTTCTCCTGATTCAGTCGTGTCTTCAACATCCACTCCACCACCACCTCCACCGTCTCCAACATCTTGTGCATATATTTGTCTTATTGAAGCTAGTCCACCAAGTATAATTGCACTTGCAGCAATTGGTCCAGCTATAGGACCTAAATCTGCTATAGCTCGTGTTGCTCCTACAAACGTGTTGATAGCTGCTTGTGCTGCTTGTATTGCTTTTTGTCTTTTTGCTAACCTATCTTTTTTCTTTTGAAATTTAGCATTAATTTTTTCTTTTTGTTCTTCTGTTAAACCCTCTACCGCAAGTTCTTTTGCTTGTCTCCTGTCTAACTCTGCACCTCTTGCGTCTATATTAGCTGAGAAAGCGTCTAATAATTGTTGTCCTGCTTCAATTTGAGCATCCCTAGATTCCTGATCCTTAGTGTCTTGTTCTGATTGGTATCTGTCATTGATTTCTTTCTCTCTTGCTTTATAATCTTCATGAAGTTTTAGTTTTTCTTCATCTGTTAGATCTTTTGCCAACAACATGTTTTGGTAATGAGATTTTATATCTTCTAACTCTCTTTGTTGATCATCTAAATTCTTACGTCTAATTTCTTCTAAATATTCATCTGTACTTTTATCTAATGCTGCTTGATGTTCTTCTGCTTTCTTTTTCGCTTCTTTATCTGCGTCTTCTTGTATTTTATCTTTCTCGTCTTGTATTTTTTGAAGTCTGTTTTTTTCTAAAATATCAAACTTTTTATTTATCTCATTGATCGTTTCTAATCTTGTTGATTCCTTTCTTATACTCTCAGCAGCCCTTAAAGCTTCCTGTCTTTGTTGTTCAATCTTAGATTGTTCTCTTTCATCGTCATCTTCTATCTCCAATAAGAATAATTCGTTTTGTAATTTTCTTAAACTCTCTAATTCTGTTGCGTCTTGTTTTTGTCTTTCTTTTCTTCTGCTTCTGTATGTCTTTCTTTTTTCTTCTGCTTGTTCTTCTGATTTAATTTGTAGTTCAGTGGCACGAATAGAGTCCATTTGAGCTTTATTATACTCAACCTGCACACGAATTTTTTCATTCAATCCATCAATAGTAGCTTGATTTCTTTTTAACCAAGCTTCGTCATGTCCGTGTTCTGCTAGTAACTCATTGTTACTTCTTTGGGTTTCTAAAAAACTTTCAAGAGTAGCTTCCATCGACTCCAACTTCCTTTGTTTTTTCAAAAGAGTTTTTTCTGATTCGGTTTCTGCGTCTTGTAAATCATACTCGTGTTGTTTTTGAGATTTATAAGATTCTCCTAAAGCAAGCATTGCGTTTGTCTTCTCTAACAAAGCGTCTCTAGTTGCCCTTGTAGCTGCTGCATGTCTTTCTTGTGCTGCTGTAGATTTATCAGTAGATGAAGCGTAAGAAAATACCGCTGCTACCAATCCGATAATTAATAATGCTAGAGCTCCAATACCTGTCGCTGCTATCGCTGCCCTTAAAGCGTGCAATCCAACTGTCGTTGCTGCTACACTTCCAGTCAAAACACCTTGACCAACAGCCCAAGCTGCGTTACCAATTGCCATAGCTTTTGATAGTCCAATACCAATCTTTGTTTGAATGATCCCCAATTTCTCTACCGCAACTCTTTTTGCAGTCGCTGCCATAAGAGCTGCTTCACTCATCATTCTTATACCTGTTGCTATAGCTATTGCAGATTGCACTTTAACCTGTATTTTTTCCATGTTCTCACTTTCAATACCCATCAACCCCATAGCCCCCTGTGCTACTGCAAAACCACCGGCAATACCTTCTCCCATTTTTAGAAAGGCTTCAGCTTTTTGTTGTGGCTCTAGTCCTTCCATATTTTTTTCTAGGACTTTCATTTCACTACTTGCATTCTGTAATTGAGCAGTTAGTCTATCAAATTCCTCGGATCCTAATGGAGCACCTTCAATCGTATCTCTTAACTTTTCAATACGTTTGTTTAACTCATCTATATTCTTTACAGGTTTACTTGTATCAACTGTAAATTTTAAGTCTAATTTTCCTTTCTTTTTTGCCATATTATTAAGGTTCTATTTCAACTCTATTTGTATGATTAATATATAAATTTACATGAGCGTTCCATTCTGCATTTACATTTGCAGCTCCAGCAATATTAATCTCGAAAGTATTTGCTGTTGAAGTAACCAAATTTATTGTTCCTGTTGATCCTACTGTTGTAATGTTTTCATTGCTATGAGCGTCATGCAAAAATGTTCCGTCATTATAACATAATAAACTTCCGGATAATTTTCTAACTTGATAATGTCCTAATGTTCCTGATGTTCCCCCTGTGACTAGTCCTGTTATAAAGATTTCATATAATACAATTGAATTTATAGGAAGTGTTATTTCCTCACTAGATTCGTTTTGAACGTATAAATTAATATCATTCCCTGTCGTTTCCCCTGTTAATTGTATAACGCTAGTTTGTTTTGTTCCCGCAATTGCACCGCTTCCACCACCACTGCCAATTACCAATTCTCCTGTGTGTGTTGCGTTTCCGTATTTTCCTAATATTGTAGCATTAGTTATTTTATTATCTATTATGTGTTTATTACCCGAAATTAAGACGTTTCTATTTTCTGATAACACATGATCCGAACCAATAGCTAAAGTGTCCTTAGAACGTCCTATATGAATGTTACTACCTATTTTTTTAGAAGTTGATGTAGCTGTAGATTCAATTATAGATTCTGTGG